AAGTCATATCTCCAATGAAAGAGAATGATTGGAATGGGGTTACATTCTCTACTCTACTTGCATATGGTTGAGATGCATATCTAACCTCAGTATATGGAATAGTTACATATTCACCAGTTTTAGTAGCAGTACTACTGGTGTCATTGAAAGTAAAACCAACATTATTTACATATGGATATGGTCGTACACAACCTTCATCTAAATCAATAGATGATGTATAATCATAATTTGTTGTGTCAGCTACACTAGTAGATCTGAAATTATCTACTACAAAACCATTCTTAAATCTATTCTTGCCATCCTCGTCTAAAACATTCAAATTGACAGTATTAGATTCAAGTAAACTTAGTGTTGTGTAATTTTCTACATTAGATAGTCTTTGTTCAATCTTTCCAATATCTCTCATTGTATATTGTCTATTATCCTCAAAAGATACCTTTGCATCAAAGACACTCTTTAGATATGGAGGTAGTTGTACGGATCCAATTAATAGACCGACTGATGGATCTAAAGTTGACTTTGGATTTATAGAATCTGCTCCAGTTACAACCTTTAACTTACCATCTTGTGTTAGATATACACTATCATTTCTACCTAAGTATGATTCTACATCAGATGAAAATACTGTTGATGGGAATGGAACTGGTTGTGTTATGTAATTAGCTGCATATGTGTTAAATACACTATTAATTTCTCTATGTGGTTTTTCAAAAGATCCATTTTCAGTAGAACTTGTTATTGGAGAATTGGGGGTATAGAATCTGAAATCAATAAGATCAGACATTGGTGTAGATAAAGAAGATCTTGGAATATCCTTATATGTTAATTCACCATACGATTCTATGGAATAAAAATCATTACTTAAATTACTATGACTAAAGTAATCAAAAATAACAATAATTTTTTTAGATGGAACCGCAGAATTTTTTTTCCTGATTAGTTTTGATGGTTTATATAGATCTGAAGTATCATTTCTAGAGAAGATAAAATCATCAGTAATATCAATATATCTACCATGTGAAGACTGTCTAACAAAAATATCACCAACATCAGCATTAGTTGGAATTGTTACAGCAATTGCTAAATTGTCACCAATTTGAAATTTGCTGGATTCATAAGTAACATAAACTTTATTAGTAGATGAATCAATAGAAACAATATATGCTCTAATATTATCAGTTTCAATAATATCACCAACATTTAATCCAGATACAGTGTTAAGTATAACAGAATCTAATAATGCACTAGTAGTATCTGATCCTCTTACAGCTTCGTGAACTCTATGTACCTTTGATACATCAGCAAATTTAAGTGAAATTTCCTTATCTTGAACTCTAGTTCCATAGATATTATTATCGTTGCTAGTACCATCCTTAAGTTTATCAACAACCAAGAAAATATATTTTTCAAGTTCTTTCTTTCTTACCTTTGGGTTGGAAGATCTACTATTGTAATATACACTGACAGGAACACCTGCTGCTTCACCAGTATCAACATTAATAACATTATTAGAACCAGCTGGTTGATCTAGACTAACAGAAGAAGCAAGCGCTGTAGATGTAGTAATTATAACTGAATTTTTATCAATAGTCTCTGATGGAGAAGCCTGAATGATGAAATTACCATTAGTACTGGTTACGTATTCACCAGTATAAACTAGTTTGTTTACAACACTATCAGATACATTTTTTACTGGTCTAGAAGAAACTCTAGTTGTATAACCACTAGTAGATGTATAAAATTTAGTAATTAATTTTTTGACATCATAATAAGTACCATTTGAAATGCCTGATGCTATTACAACGGCACCCGAAGTAACACTAGTAACTTCTACATCAGTAGTACCAACTCTAACTTTTGATTTTGCAGAAAGTTCTTCTACAAACGAAGTTCCGATTCCACTTAAACTATTGCTAGTTACACTAAAAGAAGAACCACTTACCTTAACAGATTCTAATTCTATCTGAACTTCAAATCCACCAGAAGTTTTTTCAATCTTTCTTACATTTTCCAATTTTTCTCTGGAAATTGTAGATACTGTTGGTTGTGACGTAGTAAATCTACTATTACTTACAACCTCTCCAGTCACAAAAGTACCAGTAACTTGTTGCAGAACAATAGTCTGACCAGAAATAGATTTTACAAAACCAGTAGCACCAGAAGTAACTCCAGTCATAAAATCATTAGATGCAAAATTATGAGCTTGACCAGTAGTTATAGTGATTGTTTGATATGTGCTAATCTCAGTAACGTATAATTTACCTTCAGTCAATCCAACTGCAATACCTCTACCAATCTCAGTCCCATCAACATCCTTCAAAGAAATAGCATTTGGAAATGCTATTGCTCCCTTTACTGTAGAGTGTTGAGTTTTAAAATAAGAACCAATATTTAGAGCGGAACCATTGTTGTTAAGAGTATTTGTTTCTCTTGGTTTTGGTACAATTGCATATTGTTTTCTATCAGTATTTACTTCAAATCCTTTAACATATGCTTTTCCAGGAGAAAGTTCTAAAGCATAAAAATCTTCTCCCAGAATTGAGTCTGCTGGATCACTTGCAGATGCAACTCTTACAATTGTTCTACCATCTTTTACTCTCTCACCAGACTGATAGACACCATTGTTAGTTCCATTATCTAAAGCTTCTCTAACAGTGAACGTATAAGGTTTTACTGTATAATCTCCAGATTCATCAAAAGTTCTTCTTGCTAAATTTTTCTCAAGTTCATTATAAATTGAATCTTCAGAAAGTGCGGTTAAAGTTGCTTTCCCACTTTCCAAACGAAGTAATTCTATAAAATTAGCACTACTTGAAAAAGTTAAATTTTGCTTTACTAATTTTGGTTCTATCTTTAATCGATCTGCACCAGGTGAAGCAAAGTTTGTCGAACCTAATGCATTATCAAATATAGTAGAATCATCATCAGAAGTTATTAAACTTTCATTTACCTGAAGACCAATTTTATATGAAGGTTCATTTGTATATTGATCTAAAATAATTTTTTGGGTTGCTACTTCTACAAAAAATCCACGGATAAAATAAACTCCAGCAGTAATTGTTGCTGAAGATCCAGTATAAGCAGATGCATTTTGTACAGATGTTACTGCTACTGGAGTTCCAGATTCATCAGTAATGACCTCATTATTTTTAAATGTACTCAGTTGAGTATCATTTTCAATATTACCAGCTGAAAGATATTTTACATATAACGTAATAGTTTCTTTCTCTGATTCTGCTGCGCTTATTGTATCTACAACTTCTGCTTGAACCCCTGAAGATGCGCCAGTAATAATCTTACCCTTTAAATTAGTTCTGTATGTTTCTACAGAAATGCCGTTAATAAGTCCCTGTATAAGAACGGCTTTAAAACTTAAGTCAAAGTGAACGTTACCGGGGATTACTACGGATCCCTCTTTGAATACATGTTGACCAAACCTTTCTATCTGATTCTGCAGAGTACTCTGCATCGAGTTAAGTTCTCGTGTTTGTACAGAGTATCCGGGTTTAAAGAGAATTTTTTGATAGTTTTTTGAACGATCAAAATCATCAAAGTATGGTGATATTTTGAGATTTGTATCTTGCATTTATAAGACCTTCAGGGGGATTTCTTTTTGCTATTTATTTTAGAATTCTACGACTAATTTGATATCTTCAGTTTGGTCGGTAGATCTGTTTACTGCTTTTCTGTTTTCAACGTAAATAATGTTTCCACTATTTTTCTTGATTTCTGGTTGTGCATATCCGGTAGTAAATGTAACACCAAAAAATGATCCAGTTCCAGTTGAAGCGGTATCTGGTGTAGCAGTAACACCACTAGTACCACCAGTTATAATGTTTGATCCACTGAAAGGAACCAACTTATATTGGTTTTGACCACTTTGAGTTTCATCAATATGTTCATTTTGATAATATCTCAATACCTTAGTAATTGAGTCCCAATGGATAACTCTTCCTTTTGCACCAGTTGTTGTTTGAGTAATAACTTCACCAATATCAAAATTGACATTAGTCACAGCAGGAAATTTTATAGCAAAACAAGCAGTTGCTGTATCAGCAGTAAGATCAGTGTTACTAATATTTTTTGGATCTGATACCAGTCCAAATCTCCTAAACTGAGAATTTACCGGAATATCACCATCTCCATCTAAGAACTCTAAACTTTTATTGATCATAACTCTATATCCACCAAGTTCCATTGGAGGATTTGAACCATGACCACCTGGAGGTGAAATAACTGTACTTACTGTACCAGAAAGTGAAACACTACTTCCAGATCTAGATAATGCATTAGATAGTGTGGAATATGCTTCGGTTAACATTACTTTTGCTCTTGTATACCCAGCACCAACGCTTTCCGATTCAATAGTATCAATACCACCGGCAGCATTAATTACAATTTTTGCAATTGCATTAGTTGTTCCATCACCAACAATTGGAGAGTAATAAGTAGCATTTGCTGTATTACCAGTTCCTCTATTGTCAATAATTAATTGTTCTACAGCACCATCTACAGCAGCTGCCGCAACAGTAGAGTCAACTCTAACTGGCATAAAATCACTAGAAACAAATCTGATATAATCAGAAATATTGATGGTGTACATATACTTCCATCTGTAACCATCCGCTGCACTTTCAATGATAGAAGTTGCAGTACCAGATGGTTCTACTGTAGATGCTCTACCCTGTGGATAAGTAGGACTAATTCCATTATAAATGCACTTATAAACTTGGAAGTTACTATTGACAACATATGATTGTGAATCATATAGGTTTGAATGACCATTCAACGACAGATTTGTGGATGTATAGTCATTTTCATACATATCATACTTAACTCCAGTTTTCCAGGTAAGTCTTTTAATAACTTTAGAAACATCAGTACTGTTAATTCTCTTAACAGCAATCATGTCATCATAGACTTCATTAGAGTCATTAAATGAATCATATACATCTGGAGGAGCAAACTCAGTTACTGCCGCCTGTCCTGAATATCTTTCCAGGGTCCAGTTTTGCGATCTACCTATAAACAAATAGATCTTGCTCCTATATGATTGAGCTGCAGCGGAAGAATCTGCTTCCGCATTATTACTACTATCATATGGTTCTTCAAGTGATTCAATAAACTGTTCTGCAGCAAAAACCCTGAAGTTGTCAGTGACTAGTGAAGGCATTATTCTTCCGCTTTTTTATTTTATACTTTTATTTATTAAAGAAAATTGTCGAAATATACAAGAGTATATGTCGATGCATTATCTGGAGATTCAATTTGGGCACTATGAGAAACTGCAGTAGTACCCGATGCACCCCTTGTACAACCAATAAGATTTGCAGTTCCAGATACAGCAGATAATTCTGTATATTCAATAACTTCTGATGTTACAACACCACCCGAAGTATGATATAAAATCACTCTATTTGTATCATATCCAACACCTGAATTTTCCACAGTTACTGAAGTAAATGCACCGTTTCCATCTAGAGTTGGTCTGAGGACGCATCCAGACCCACCACCACCGCTGATAGTGACTTCTACATCACGATCATCATAACCAGAACCAGAATTTAGAATTTCAACCTTTCTTATAGATCCATTTGAAACAAATGGTCTAAATGATGCATTTGTTCCACCAGTTCCAGTAGCAGTGACTGTTGGGGTGTTATCTGATAATCCAAACACATTTTCAAGGGTAACTTGTTCCACAGAAGCATCTATATCAGAACTTAGTTTTGTAGAACGTCTTATTTCAGTTTTATGTACTGGTAGTTCTTTATATACAGATGCATATACAGTAGCATATACATCATGAACATAGTGAACATTACTTCCTGGATAAACAACATCACCTGGAGTTACTGTTCCTCCTTGGTTGTAATCAGTTGTTGCAAGAATTTTTGCACCGATACCAGAACCAACTGTTCTCAATACAACTGGTTCTTTATACTTAAGACCACTTGTTGTGACTGTTACTCCAGTAATTCTTCCGTTAGAAATAGTCGTTGTCCCAGTAAAACCAGAAGGACCACCTCCCGTGTAATTTTGTGTTGTAAGTAAATCTGGAGCATGAATATCTGTAACTACTCTTGGTAATAATTCGCCTTCAATATAAAGTTTATCACCTACAGAAACTTCATTGTTTTTTGATGTAACCGCAACATCGTCTACAGTACCACGGAAATCTAATAATACTAGATTAGTAAATGATACAGTTGTCTTAAAGATAAGTTTATCATGTCTAACTATGTAATCATATAGTGGACTCTGTGGTTTACCATCCATAATAACTAGAATTTGATTTTCCAGTTTCTTGGGTCTATCAATATCATAATTTGCATAGTATGGATTTGAACCTTTGGTGATGTTGAATTGTGTACCATTACCACCAGTGATAGTATCTAATTTATCAAAAGATCCTACAGATCGTATTGATATTACATCAGATACGCCAGGAGCAGTAGTAAAAGTAATTCTACTCTTAATATCACCAGTAAGAGTATAGTCAACACCAGGATCCAATATAGATCCATTCTTTGTTACCAAAATACTGGTTTCGTGAGGCGTAGAATCATTTGCAATTGTGCCAGAAGGTACAAAGTTTTCTTCATTGTTAAACATATTAAATTCTGTTCTAGATCCATCAAATGGAGTGTTAATTTGATCTAAAAGGTTGAATACACCGTAAAACTTAATTGCGAAGAGATTTCCAGTTGTATGAGCAGAACTTAACGTAATTGTATTATCATTATTCCAAGTAAAATCACCTAGTTCTGCAAACTTCCAAGTATTATTAGAGAATATAACAACATTTTCCTTTTCAGTGGTTTCAGCTGTACTAATCGTGTATTGATTTGTAGTTCCAGTTGTAGTTAGAGTTCTTGATAGATTACCAAGCATTCTGACAATAAAGATATTATCCGAATTCGCAGGAGCAGATGTAAAATCAATAAATCTTCTATTTGCTGTCAAAGTATATTCAACACCTGGTTGCAGAACAACACCATTTTTAACGACCAACAAATCTGCATCATTTGCAGTATTAGACACATCTAGATTTTGATTACTATAAATCAATCTAAATCTAGTTCTAGTGTTATTTTCACAATCTTCAAAGTTATCAACTAGAGTAACACTTGCATACTTTATAATGAAAACATTTTGTGGAGTAATACCATCAGTATGTGTTAAATGTAACTCAAGTCCATTATTTTCAACTGTAAAATCATTTCTGTGGAAAAATCTTGGCGCACCATCAGCAAATATAACTACCTCATCAGAATCATTTGATGCAATAGCACTACCAAGAGTATATTTATGGACATTGGATGATACCGCGGCAGAACTAGAAATACTTAATTCTTCTGAACCATGAGTGTAGATAATAAAAGTACTATCTGTACTAATCAGTGCTGTAGTAAAGGTTATTGTAGAACCAGATGTTGTGTAATTTTCTCCAGGATTTTGAACAACACCATTTTTAACGACCATTAAATCATCAGGATTTGGTGGAGTGAATGCTGAACCACCATTCAATAAATTGTGTGTAGTATTTACACCGTCAATATTAGTTAAATCATCTAATAAAATATTTTGATTTAGTCCATCATATGAATAATAAATAATAATCTTATCAGATTCATCTCCAACCGGTGCTGTAGTGAATGTAATATTATGTGTGTTTGTAATTGTGTAGTCAGTACCTGGTTTTTGATACACACCATTTCTAACTACAAATACATTATTAACATTTACTGGCGTTGTCAATAGACCATCAATAGTAAATGGGAACTCAGTTCTGATGCCATCTGCACATCTAAATGGATCTATAATGACATTTTTAGATGGTTCTGGTAATAACTGTCTGTTGAAGTATGGTAATAAAATATTATCATTTGATGTTGGAGCATTAGCAAAAATAATTTGATTATCATCAGCGACAAATGATTGAGTCGTTACATCTGGTACTTGGAATAATCCATTTTTAATTACAAATATATCACCTACATTTTGTATATACTTTGGAATTCCTCTATCAGACAAGTTGAAAGTTGTCTTGCTACCATTTTGAGATACATTCAATCTGTCAATAATAGTACCATTCTCATTGGTAATATTAGACATGTAAGAACTTTCATAATCAATGATAGTACAATTTACAGAAGAAACATATGTTTGACTAAATGTTATATTAGAACCGCTTACAGAATATTGATCATAATCAAGAACATCATCATCAATGTAAACAACTAAACTTTCCTCACTATTTTCTGGGGTGTAACTATCTCCACTTCTGGTTAATCCAAACGTAGTAGTAGATCCATTGAATGTAATTTTATCAAGGACTTCAACATAACTCTTGGAATATCTTGGTGTTGTGTATGTAAATTTAGTATCAAAACCAGTTACACTAGTACCACTATCTGGAATCACTGTTCCAGTGATTTGTTTCTTTTGTATTTCAAAGATTTGGTCTGGGTGCTTAACTGCACTCGCATGAATATTTTGTCTAAATCTCTTAGTTACACAGTCTAATATCATTGTAGTCCTGAGACCCAATAGATCAGAGATGTTTATCTTCTCACAAGTAACAGTTTCATTTATTTCCCAACCAAATAATTTTGTACCATCAACAGATTCACTAAAAGTAACTGTGTTTCCAGATAATGTAAAATCTGTTAGTAACTGTGACTGAGAAGCACCTTCAACAAAAATTAGAAGATTACAATGTCCAGCTGGAGTATAATTTAATGTATATGTTGTACCAGAACCAGTAAACGTCAATTGACGTAAATTATTATGTTTAATAGCAAATATTTTACTATCATAATTTGGAGAGTTAGTAACATTTACGATGTTGTTAGTTACAGTAAAATTAGATGGATTTTGAACAGAACCAGCAATAGAAATTATAAACTTCTCTTTTGTAGTATCATCTATAGTAACTGCATTTGAATTTTCAGTAAACGAGAACGTAGAGGCAGCTGCAGTCAAAGTCTGATAATCAAGACTAGTAAATGGAGTTTGTAACTTATGCCATAAAATTTCGTCATTTACATTCAAATCGAATCTAGGAATAAAACTTTGGATACTTAAAAAATCAGTAGATACATCATATGATTCTACTGGTTCCTGTAGAATACCATTAGCAGTAACTATTGACTTATATGTACCCGGATTCAAACCAATAGCATAGTTTAGAGAAATTTTTACAATAGACTCATCTGTTACAAATTTTGTACCATTTCTAATCTTAATTCTAATAAAGAATTCAGTTACATCAATAATTTCACCAATAGCAGTTGATGTAATTCCAAAATAATATTCACCAACTGTAAATTGACTAGTATCACTAAAAAATAATCTTTGAGTGTCGCATTGACCAAGTTCTACTTTTAAATCAATTTTATTGAAGAATTGAGTTGAAAAAGCAACATTACTCTTAAATATCTCCTGTTGATCCTTGAATACTGATTTTCTTCTTTCAATACGTTTTTTACCAAACTGTTTAAATCCAGCTGGGTGTGTAAGGGTATCTTGATTTTTTTTCCATTCTTTGGTATCTCTAGAGGATGTTAATGAATAAGACCAATCTTGATAATAATTACTGTCAGTTATCTTTTGCAGAAATTCACTAGTATTTCCTTGAACATCAGATCTTTGTACATTCAATGATGCATAAGGATTAACCTTAGCGTATGCTTTAGTTCTTCTTACACTTACAATTTTTCCATATGCTTTACCACCGAGATAAACAGTGTTCTTATCTTTAAATTGACCTGAAATTTCATCAAACTCAAGTACAGATGTAAATCTATCAAAAGATACTGTTTTAGTTTTTACTTCAACTGGGAATAGAAAAGAATTAATACCACCGGTTAGTTCCTGACCAACCGCAATATCTTTTCTCCTAATTTTAGCTTTCAATAAACCACCAGTTCCGTTAGTTGAAGAAATTGTTAATACTGGTTCATTGGAAAAATTCATTCCTCCATCAATAACTTTAACTTCAGTTATGGTTCCAGATCTAACTGTAGCTTCTATTGTTGCTTTGTCAGATACACCATCAACTAAAACTGTAATTACATTATCATAATTTTGACCAGAGTTTACAATTTCTACATCATATATTTCAAAATTATTAATAATTTTTGCTGTAGCTGGTAAATTTAAATAATAATTTACATTATTATTAGCTGTAAATGATGTTCCAATTGAATCATAATAGATTTTCTTTATTTTACCAATACTATCAGAATTTGTTTGTAGTATTGCAGTCCCATCTCCAGCATCAGTATCAACTGTTCCTTTCTTAGTAAAACCAACAATCTGTGGTAATTTTCTATAATTATTACCAGTATTGGTGATTGTTACTTCTTCGATTGGACCACTAGCACCATATGACTGGGCATTATAACTTAAAAATCTTTGTTCAAACGAATATGTACTTTCTTGGAAAATAACAGTAAATTGATTTAGATTTGATGTAACATCAATTATCTGATGTGATCCTTGATAATCTCTAACTTTATCAATTTGGTAAATCCATTCGTCTGTAGTGCCTTGAGATTTAACATGTAGATATATTCTATTTGGCAATGTAGTCATATCAAATCTTACAGTGTCCGTTGGTGAAGGGACCAATGTAAAATATTCATTTATAGATTCAATATCATATGTTACTTTAATATCACTATTTCCAGGCAATTGTAATTCATACTTAAATTCAGAGTTCAATGAGACTGAATAAATTAGTTTATCCTTCAACTTATCGATAGACTGACCGTCTCTAATAGAAACCTCTACATTATCCAACTTAACTACATTTGTACTAATTGGTTGAGCGGTATTATTTTCTAAAAGATAGATTGGAGAATCCTGGTAATCATAACCAGTAGTATCATATTTAAATTCGATTAAATCTCCAATAGCTAACTCATTTGCAACTTTAGTTTGGAATGTGACAGTTTTGAAATCTGGTGTTTTTAAAAAAGAATTTAACAATTCTTTGCCACCAATTTTAGAGACAAAACCAGAAAAACCAGATCCAAAAGTTTTTGAGTTATCAACTTTTAATCTATCTCCCACATTATATCCAGATCCTTTATTTTCTAAAATAACTTCATCAACAGTACCACCAGATACTGATAAAGTTCCGGCGACAGATTTAATTTTATCAGTATCTTCTTTAGGATATTCATCATTATGATCTAAACCATTAAACCAATTTGCACCAGCTGGAATGTTTCCAAAATACTCAGCATCTCCATTTGAAACAACCTTAAGAACATTTTTTTCAAATGCTCTATTGAATGCTTTTGGAATCTTATCATTAGTTCTACATCTATTATTCATATAATCATCATATTCAGATGCAAATGTATCCCCAACAAAATAAGGGAATCCACCAAAATCGATACCACTATCAGTTATGATTGCGTTAGTTGCATCATCATATGATTTTTTAGTTGCAGCATAGATATATCTTCCATTTGGAAATTCTGGTGTTACAGAAAATCTGCCGTTATGAACGTCTAGTGAGTTATCATCACCTTCTATAAATTGATAATCTTCAATAAAACTTCCAATAGGATAGTCTGCAGTAGATGGTCCACCGATCCTACTAAAGTAATATGTTGTCCCACTTATAGTTTTAGATGTTTCTGTACTATCGTTAGTTGGTGATGTAGTATATTTTAGTTTATATCTAGATTTTGCTTCTACTAAAGGATTATTTGAGGCATCAAAAGCTATATTTCTTTTAGTTAAAAGTTTTCCGCCGTAATACGTTGGAATACCATCATAAGAAACAAGATATGGTAGAGAGTGTTCAGATGATGTTACTGTATCAATTGCAGTTCCAGTAGTTCCAAGTACCTCATCATCAGACAAATTCTCAACACTTTTCCCTGCAGCTGCAGCAATAGCACCCAACAGAACATCTGGAGCAGAATTTTTAATCTGACGTGCTGCTAATTTATCAGATGGTTTTAAAAGTAGATATTGTGATTGATTTATATCTGTAGGAAAATCATTCTTATAATCAATCAACTTAAATGACTTGGGGTTGGTTGATGTAGATTTAACATCATCATCAATTGTGACATCAAAACCCCCACCAATATATGAACAACCAAGAAATTGTGTAGATGATATTGATGTATATGTTATCTGATTACCTTTAATACTTAAAACACCGCTAGTTGGAAATGTTGAAGTATCTTTTACTGTAATAGTAGTTGTAGATCCATCAATAGTTATTGATTGTGCAATTGTAGTTGATCCAGGAGTTGCATCGTTATTATCAAATACATATCCACCATGATTATCAATACGACCAAGTTCACCTAGTTGTCTTACTAAGTTAAATGTCCATTCTTTTAGAGATGCTGTTATTGCACCACCACCACCTACAGGTGTTATCTTAATCGTTGGCGCGGTAGTATATCCAGAACCAGGATTAACAATAGTAAATTGTTCAATCTCTCCAGATGATGTTATAGATGCAGTAACTGCAGCATCTTTTCCATCGCCAAGAACTTCTACTATTGGTTCGATTTCATAAAACTCGCCAGCATTTGACAATACAACAGAATTAAGTTTTCCATTTGCAAGGAAAGCAGTTGCTGCAGCATTTCTACCACTAACAATTTCAACTGTTGGTGTTTTTTCCCATGTAGTAGTTAATGATGCATATGCACCATCAGAATCATTAACTAAAATAGTATTATAGTCTTTATTATCAAAATTACTGTAAGAAACAAGTGGACCACTCATTTCAACAAATTTTACACCATTTTTACTAAAAGGAATTTCAAAATCTGATTTTCCTCCATTACTAATTACAATTTTTGGAAGATTTATATATCCTTTACCAGAAGATCTAATTATAATGTTATCAATATTTCCGTTTGCATAACTTACTTCTAGTACAGCATCTTCAGCGCCGGTATATGGATTTTTAAACTCACTTTCAAATCTAAATGAAACATTAGATTGTACTACTGGTATACCTGGTATAGTAGCAGTTTGAACATTATTGTAGTTTGGACTCAATGATACTTTAGCATTATTTAATAAAGCATTTGATCTAGTTTTGTGTAAAGTAAATGTATCGGTGGTTAATACCCTAACAAAGTATTCTGTATTAGAAATTAATGATTGAAAATAATTATCATCAGTAAAAAATTTAACTTTATCTCCAGTTGTAAATCCATGAGAAGATCCAGTTACAATATCGTCAGTAACATTAATTCCTGGATATGTATTACCAACTGATGAAACATTTTCAAATTTAACTACGTTCTGTGGATTCTGATTGACAACTGTTATGGATGGTTTTGAAGTAAAACCAGATAATTCTGCTGAATATTGAGCAAATAAATTTGCAAAATTAATTTTAGTTATACCAGCAGAAATTTTAGTTAAATTATTTGAGTTATCAACATTTAAAGTAATATTTCCTTCTGTTAAAGCTAACTTTGGATTCTTTGTTGTATCAAATGAAGTTGATACACCACCAGTCTCTGTATATGTAACACCATATGTACCACCAAGTGCTATGGAGAATCTGTCAAGATAACCATACTGTACAGTATTACCTTTATATGAATTTACTTGAATTGCGTCTACTTGAAGACCAACTAATTTTTTATTAGTCCTAAACTGGGAAACACCCTGAGTACTATAAAGAATAGCAGATTTTGCCCATCTAGTGACTGCTTTTTGATTTGTAAAAGAAACTTTCTTTAAATCATTAGAAGGAATATCTTGTCCTGGAGATGGATATGAAATGATATCACTCCACCAAGGAGGAATACATGATGATGCAATATAAACATAATCTGTATAGTCATAATGAGTATTGAACCCAGTTAAAGAACCAAAAGAAGGTAGTCTGGAATCAGTGACTGTGTTTCTATCTCTGTTATAGTTTGAACTTAATAGTAAAGCAAGTCTATCAGATCTATCTGCCGCTAATTCGTTGTCTAGTTTAAAATTATATACATCAATATTAGGACTATCAAAATTAGCAAATTCGTATTTTGTTAAACTGTTTAGAGAACCACTCTCTTCAATTACTACTTCTCCAGGTAGTCCAAAAACTCTAAATCTTGGATTTGGGGATGACGATGAATTTTGTTCTATGTAGAATGAGTGATCATATCTATTGGTGTCATAATATCTCCACCGAATCTTACCGTCAGATATTATTCCAGTTGTATGTGTAGGTGCTGTTGATCCGGTTATACCAGAAGTTTCTGAAATATACAGATTATCATTATAAAATCTATAATCACCAATGGCAACTCTAACGTTAGTAGTCCATTTGTTTTTCTCTACAACATTACCAGAAGATTCTGGATCTTCTTCCGTCTTTTCAACTAATTTATAACGACCAAACGAAATTACAATATCTTTAACATCAACATTAAAAGCAGTACCGGTGTAAGAACATCCAAAGAACTGTTGTGATGTTCTGGTTCTATAAATTACTTCTTTACCTTTGATATTTAAAATACCATTCGTTACTGGGAATGATGAAGCATCATCTACAGTAATAATATCAGTACCACTATTAATTGTAATATTTTTTGTAATTACAGTATTTGGTTGTAAATAAATGTCAGTTATATCACTATTAGAACCAATCTCAAATTCAAAAATATCATCTGTCAAGAAAATTCTATTATCTACCTCAATATCTACACCTTTCACCCCAAATAACTTATCAGAGTCTTGTTTTAATGAAAAAACATTTGGTAGAACATCATTTTCTAAATTAAAACCTTCAATTAACTTACAACGAATAATCTTTCTCGTCGATGCTTGTGTATTTGAAGTTCTAAATGTATATTCTCTAGGAAATTCAATTTGTTGATCTTCACTAAGAATCTCTACACCTTTTCTAGTTTTAAAATTTATATGTGGTAAAGTTGATATAAAAGCTCTTGGTTGTTCACCAGAAGTTGAAAATATTTCTTGTCCTTGTCTAAAATTACCGATGACATCATATAATATTAAATTGTCAGATTTAGCTTCATAATATTCTACTCTTGCTACACCAGTACCATCAATATTTGTGACAATTTGATCTTCTTCAAATTTTGTTGGTCTTACTCTTGCTCTAATTGGACCAAAAT